ATAAGCAACTCCGCCGATTGTACCTTGGCTTACTGAGCCGTTTAAATAATAGCTTACAGACGAACCGCCGCCAGTAGTTGCTGGAAAATCGGCCAACGATCCATCGCCTCGAATGTATTGCCCAACCGTACCAGCGCCAGTAACGGCCAAAGTTCCAGCCGTGGTAATTGGACTTCCACCGACGCTAAAAGCTGACGGCATAGTTAACGCAACCGACGTGACAGTACCAGTCCCATAAGTACTAGAATCAACTGATCCATCCGCCTTTAAGAATTGCGCGGACGTTCCGCCAGCTTTAACAAAAGAGCCAGCTTGTATAGTTTGCGCGCCCAGGTTAACCGTAGTAACGGCCCCGGTATAAGGGACATAACCGCCGCTTGAATTTTCCCATTTGCCAGTTGACGAATTGTAAACCAAAACTTGTCCGTTGCTAGGCGCCACAATTGTTACGTCGCCCAACTCTGACAAATTAATGTCTGTTCTATCGACGTTCTCCCATTTGCTTGTGGTCGAATTGTATTGCAAAATCTGACCATTGTTGAGCGCTGAAATGTCAACGTCAGTCAATCCAGCCAAACTTTGCGGTGATCCTTGCAAAAGCGTTTCCTTTGTAGTCTGTTTATTTAGACCGTCTTGCCAAATTAATACAATGTCATTGTTTCCAACACTTGCCGCAATTGGGAAATCTATATATCGTCTATTTGCCATATTAATTTATTGGGTAAACGTACGCCGTCGGTACTTGTCCAAAGGTAATTCTTGCCACTCGACTTGCCAAGTCATACTCCCAGCCAATTACTTGCAAACGTACGGTTGAGAATCCAGTATATACTAGTTGTGTACCTATATAACCATTTCCAAACGTGTCGCCCTTGCGTCTAAATGAGCCTTCCAGGCGATAGCTTAGAGCGTTGTAAATAGTCAACACATTACGAGCGTAACAATCGCGCAAACGTGGTGAATAACCGCCCAAAAGCGCTTGGTTTTCAAACGATATGTTGGTTTGCGAATAGGTTATTGATCCATTAGCGTTTACTTGCAAAAGGAAAGTTGAGGTTTGGTAATTATTGCCGTTTGAATCCTTCAAAAAAACTTGAATTTGAACGTTTGCCTCGCCTGTGTAATCGTAATCGTCAAAGGTTACCGTTAAATTTCTTTGCTGGCTGGAAATTGTTGTAACAATTGGCAAAACCGCCGTTCCTGTCGGAATTGTTCCCGACAAACTATTTACCAAAACAAAGGTTGAATCGATAGTAAAACCGCTAGCCGCCACAAATTGGCGTTGATATTGACCATTAACAACGCCGCCAGTAAAATCGAGCGTATTGGCTCCCAGTGTATCGGTCAATCTGTTTACCTGGGTAACGGCACCGCTAGGAACCTGAATAATTCCAGCAGTACCAGCCAAAGACTTTTCGACAAATACAATGGCTGGCAAATCGCCTATTTTAAGCCAGTTTTTAGAGGCGGTAATTGCTAGATCGCTGAATCTTAAAGTATCGTCCCTTAAGCTTGTGTAATCCCTTGCCGTTTCGTAAATCTTTGTTACCTCGCTTGGATTACGTCGCCCTTCAAACGTTGGAATAATCTTTGCCGCAGTTACTACCGCGCTGCCAGTTTCCCCAAAATATTTAAGTTCAACAGACAAAAAGCCAGCAGTTGGCAAGACAAAAGAAGACAGTTTAAACTTTCTTGTATCGTCGTTTTTAGTTGAATAAAAAACGAAAGTATTATAAGCCTCATCCCATGCCAAAAGATTTAAAGAGCCAACAATACTTGTTCCCAAGTACCTGGTTGTTCCGCTGCTATCGACGTGCTTCAAAGCGATCGCCAAACCGCTTGCTAAAGTCGAATAATTAATGTCTACCTCTAAATCCAAACTTAAGCCAGCAAAGTCCAAGAAAATTGGCTTTGAGGTAATTGGCTGGTCCGTCTCTTCGCCGTTTGCCATAAATCGAATATCCCACGAAACGCCTTGCTCGTCATCGTAACCGCTTTGCGCTGGAATGTTATTTGGGAAAATTTGAATTACTGGAGAATCGGGATCGGGTGTTATCGTCCAATCGTAAGGCTTATAAGGTCCCTCTAAAAACCAGCTGGATTCGTTAAAGCTTTCGCCGTTTGTAATTATTGACTGACCCAAATCGCCCTGTTTAACAGTAAGCTTTTTTATTGGCCTTTGGTATTGCAAAAGCTGGTCGCCGCCAACAGGAATCCAAGTTGTGTTTGCCGTGTCTTGGTCGCCTATAATTTCGCTTTGCAAACTTTCAAAATAGTTAAACATTATCGCATTTGCTCCAGTATCTGCAACACCTACAAAGGTATTTTCTCCAAACGTAATGGCTCGATAAGTATTTAATGTAGGTGATGCCGTCGCAGTCCAAGTAATGGCGTCAGTTGAATAATAAATTCGATTAGCTCCCGAATCAACTAGGCCAACAAAGTAGCCGTTTCCGTAAGTTATGCCAACCGCGTTAAAATTTATATTGGCTAAGTTCCAAGTAATTCCGTCACTTGAATAACGATAGCCTGTCGTAAATTTTCCGTTGGCAAAAAATACGGTTAATGCGTTCCAGGTTAAATTTCTTTGCGTCCAAGTAATGCCGTCGGTTGAGGTCATAACGTTTCCACCAGTTACTCCAGCGCCTCCAGTACTAACCGCAACAAAAACACCGTTGCCGTATGCCACGCTAGTAAAATCGGCATTCATTGGCGTTGATCTACTTGTCCAAGTTATTCCGTTGGGTGAGGTCATAACGCGGTTGCCTGTTCCAGTTTTAGCAACCGCAACAAATAAACCATTTCCATAAGTTACATCTTGCCACCACAACGCAGCCGCTGGCGTTCTGCTAGTCCAATTTATGCCGTCGGTTGACGTAAATACATAAGCCGTAGGCACGCCAGGAGACCCAACACTTGCATAACCAACGCCCACAAATAACCCATTTCCATAAGTAATGGAGTCAATTTGCCAACCGCCACCTGGTATAGACTCTTCCCAATTTATACCGTCAAAAGAATAGGCCCTAAATGCTGAAAAGCTGGCAACAAAAATGCCATTTCCATAAGCAACGGTTTTATAACTATAATCAACCGTCAAATTTGTCCATTGTGTAATAGCCGTGCTTGTATTATTTGGGAAACTTTCAATTACTGACCCATCGACGTAGCTATGTACATAAATCATGGTCCCCTCAATGTTTCTAGCAATCGGCCGCTGAATCAACCAACGCCCGTTTTTTTGTAGCAAAATCCAGCCAAAACTGCGACAAATTTCTAGCAAGAAATCGTATGCGTTTATCTGTAATTCGTCAAAAGTAAAGTCTTGGACTAGCAATTGCTCGCCCTCGACCTGGTCAAATATCGACCTTGTATTGTCCATTACGAGGCCCTCGTATAAATCATTACAAATCTCAATATCTAAATCTAATTCCAAGCGGTTTAACGTCTCAAAAATAAGGCTGCCAAGCTCTGTGTCTACACTTGGACCAACCAAATCCACTTCTTTAAGTTGCGCCAATCCGTCGGTTGCCGTTACGACAACAGGGTAAGGCGGGTCTTGGAATGGCTCGCCAGTAATGTCGTTAAGTAGGTAGCCTTTAAAGACAACATTTCCCTCGAATTTATGCACAACTAAAAACTCGCGGTCGGAATAACTAAAGAAATTCCTAAAATCGGTTGTGTCAGTTGAGTAAAAAGAAATTGTAAACGTCGTGGACATTATTGGCGTGGTAATGTCCTCGTTGTCTTCGCGCTCGTATTTGTGAGTCGCTGGTTGCTCGGTTGCAATTAATTCCGTTGAACTGCCAACAAAACCGTCCTGGTAAATTTCAACTAGGTTTGAATAGTTGTCGACGTCCTTAAATGGTATTGTATATTTTAAGCCGTATGCCATTGTTTAGAATTTTCTTGCCCTTGTTTTATTTGCTCTGTTTAACGTGCCAACTAAAGAGTCGCCGCTAATTGTAAAGGTAACATTTCCACCCATTATGTTTTGCAATTTGCTCAAAGGTGCAATTACCTCGGGATTTGTGCGCGCTCCTGTATATTCACCAACTAGCGCGGAGGTTGGACCGCTTACAATTCCACCATTTGCAAAAGGAATTAGACCGCCAAGCTGACCTCCGCCGCCTAATCCTTTAAATATGTTTTTAAATCCTCCTGATCCAGCGCCAAATCCTGACAAGCCAACACCTCCAAGCAAAAGGTTTAAAGCAAATGCAGCCGCAGCGGTTGCCGCCAATTGTATTGCCATTTTTTTAAGTCCATCCAATAAAGATGCAAAACCAAATTGTCCCGTTTCAAACATTTCTGTAAATGATTGAGCCAACAATGGCCCAAAAATGCCCGACATTTCAAGTCCCAAATCCCTTTGCTCTTTAAATTGTTGATTTAACAACATTGCGTTTTGAATGTGCAACTTGTCCGCCTCGTCCATCTCAGGCGTGTAGGTTATACCTTCAGCTAAATTTTCAGTATTAACATTTGCATTTGCTTGTGGAGCTTCAAATCCAGCGGTAATTTTTTGGTTGGTTTCGTTTATTGAATAACCAAAATCCTCAAATCCTATCTCGTAGCTTCTTGATAACTTTTGTAAGGCCTCCTCCTCTTTTTTAATTTGTTCTAGTTTTTTGTCGTGGTCCTTTTTAAGTTGTTTAGCAAGTTCGTCGCTTATTTTTTTAGAGGCTTCTTTACTTTCATTTTCTTTTTTTAATGCTTGCTCTGCCTCAACCGCCGCTTTTTTAGTCGCGTTAATACCAATTGCAACCCCTTTCAATGTTCCCGCGTAAGCTGGACTAATAAAAGAAAGTAATTGACGGCCAAAAGCTTCCAAACCAGTATCTCCAGCAGCTTGAGCAACTGTATTAACAGAATTTAAAGAGGTTATTAAATCCCCAAGTATTGTGTTTGATAATTGTAAAACGCTAGATATTAAACCGCTAGACGACGATCCAATTGCCAATTGTAATTGTGTAAAATTGTCTTGCAAGTTGGAAATTTGACCGCCAACAGTTTCCGAAATTGCAGCCATTGAGCCGCTGACACCCTCAGCATTTCCAAGGCTAATTAAATAGTCCTTAATCGCTTCATCCGTCTTTTCAACCTCGGTTGTTACGCCTTTAAAAGTAAACGCAACCTTATCGCCTTCAGATTTTGCACGAATACCAAACTCTTTTAAACGCTCAAATTCGCCAGTCATTGCGTCCAAAGCCGCTTCGGTCAATTGGTCAAAAGATTTACCAGTTGACGACGCTAAATCACCCAAAGCATTCATTTGGGCCAAGGTCGGTGTAAAACCTCGATTGGCTAATTTTACAAATGAGTCCGTTAATTCGTTAACCTGGAAAGGTGTTTTTGATGCAAACTCAACTATTTGAGTCATCGCAACTTGCGCCGCTGATTTACTGCCAAGCGTCGTTGTTAAAACCGCTTCCATTTTTTGGAATTCCGCAGTCGTTTCAACCACCGCTTTGCCAAAACTTAAAAGCATATCGGCGGCAAATAGACCGCCCAAGGTTTTGCCTAAATTTCCAAAGGCGCTAGATAAAGCATTCGTTGATTTTGTGCTTTCGCTATTTCCTTTCCCAACTTTTTGGTTTACTTCGTCAACCTCCGATTTAATATCGGTCATTGCTTTGTTAAACTCTTTTAGTTGGGCGACAATGTCAACGTTTAATTTTGCGCTCATTGTATTTTGTTTGTTATCGTGTCAAAACTGGCTTCTTCTTCAAATTTAAGGTTTTGCCATTTAAGTCCAATTTCATAGGCTTTTGCCTTTTCCTCAGCGGTCGGAATTACAATTGGTTTGCCATCAATTAAAGGAATTTTCCAGTATTTTTCAGGCTTTCTTATAATGTCTGCTTTTCTAGTAACGTTGACATTGGCTAGTTGTACCCAAATTGCTCTAAATAAATTCTCTTCTTTGCTTTGTCTTATTTGGTAACCGTATGCAATGGATTGATACTCGGCAAAAGACATAAAATAAAAGGAGTTAGGTGCAATACCTAACTCCCCAATGGCGTAATGGCAAACGTCTTTAAATGTTATTTTTTTTTTGATTCGACAGCCTGACCGCCTGGATAATCAATTTTAGTAATTGAGCTGATGCCTTGCATAATTACTTTTACAACATTACCAACCTCGTCCGCTGGATTGGAGTCGACCCAGTCAATTACATCAATTTCATTTAAAGTAAAATCTTTGTCGTTGTAAAGCGCATCGACATAAAGAGCCGCGTAAATAAACTTTGCGATTGATTTAATTTGACCAACGCCTGGCTTGGTTAAAGCCTCGATTGTTTCTTGGACGTCGTATCCAAGGCCCTCGCTAAAATGCAACAAGGCACCCATTCCAAACTTTACGGAATAGGTGCCGCCATTAATTGTAATAATTGTTCTGCCTGTGTGATTCATAGGCGAAAGATAATACTAATTAAGTAGATGCTGGTACTACGGTTGCCTTAAGTAATGGACCTTTTCCTGTAAATTCTACGGAATAAGTAACCGCGGCTTCCATTTCAGCTGAAACGCTGATTGATGCAACGCTAGCGTTTCCGTAAAATACAAGGTCTCCAGTTACGTTAGTGGTAAACTTCAACGCCACCACAGTACGACCGCTCAAAAGCGTATAAATGTCGCCTACGTTGTTTGTGTCGTCAAATGCAACCAATCCGTCAGTTGAAACGGACCAATCACGCAATCCAGCGATATGGTCGGCCCATCCGCCATCGTCTTTGCAAGTTGCATCCGCAAGGTCAACGTTTACGGATAATTCAGAAGAGGTTGCGCATCCAATCATAACGTTGTCAAGAAAAACGTTTAAAAGGGTGCCATTAAATTTGCCAGCAGTTGCCATATTTGTATGAGGTTAAATTCTAATTTTTTTTAAAAATAAAAGGACTTTGAATAATTGCAAAACAATAAATTTTAAGTGTAGACCAAAAAGTTGCCGTCTTGATCTATAATTATTTCAAATAATTCGTCAATAATAAAGCGCTCGGCTGGTAAAATCGTCGGATAAAGTCCACCAACACCTTTAAAGGTTGCGGAAATAGTTGCAACATTTTCCAAAGGTGCCGACTGGCTCAACGATTCAATCATTGCCAGGCCAATAAAAGTTAAATTGTCGTCTTGCCCAGCTGACAAATAAACGCGCTCACGATTAACGTAAGCGTTGAATAAATCGCCAAAGGAAAAGCCGTCTTGTATGTATAAGGACTCGCTAGATAGGGACCAGTAGGCAAGCTTGGAAATATGGTCCGCAAAATATCCCGATTCATTGCTTGTCTTATCAAGTTGTCCCATTTCAGCGGACAACTCGTAACTGGTTGACTTGGCAACTTGATTGAGCCCAACCGTTACAAATAAAGCGGAGCCGTTAACCTTGGCCATCAATCCAATTTTCAATCGTTAAAATTTCGCGATGCACAATGTTTGTGTCGGTAATGCTGGAAAGGCTGGTTTGTTGCACGAGCTTTTCGGTTACAATTTTTCCAATTTGGAGCGGCAAATAATTCTCAGGATAATTGCAAACAATTTGTAAAATAGAATCGGCGATTAGATCAGCGTCAATGCGTCCGTATGGCGCAATTCCAGCCGTTACAACGTCCAAGGTGATTGTTGTAATGTAATTAAATTGTTGGTTGTCTTTGTCGTCTTCTTGCGTTTGGTTTCCGATTAAAATGTAAGGAAAAACCGCCGTGTCAGGCGCAAAGGTATCGTAACAAGGGACAAGCGCACCTTTATAAGTAATCGTATTATTTAACGCAGTCCAATAAGCTTTGCGAATAAATGGCTTAATATTTCTCATTTTCCAAGTAATTTTTTTAAGGTGCGCTCAATGTTTTTTGGCAATTCCGTCCGTTGTTTAAAAACCTCGGGATAAAAAAACGGTCTTGCTGGTAAATTAACTTCTTTTATTCCGTCGCCTTTAAATTGGGCCGCGAAATCGCTTAACTCGCTTGGGACCTTAACCCTGGTCCCAGTTCCAAACTCAACATAAGCCGCGTAATTAGCGCCAACCTCCACGCCTCCTGTAATTTCGTTTTTAGATACTTTTATTGGCGTTGATTGAATGCTATTTTTTAGCGCTCCAGTATCAACGGCCACATTGCTTGCCGCTTCGCTTTCAATTGCCAGCATTGAATCTTCAACCTCCGCCCGTACATAGTCGGCAACGTCGTCCTCTAAGTTTTTTAAATACTTATAAAACGTGTTAAGGCTTTGCTTGTTAAATTCAATGCTTAGCATTTAGTCCCGTTGTGTTGCAATTAACTTAATCATTCTGTCGTATTCGTTCACGTCAATTATTTCGCTAATTATAAGCGTTTTGCCAGCGTAAACAATGTGCATGGACTTGGTAATTGTAACCAAGGGATTATCTCTAATTATAACCTCCCATTGGTTTTTGATAACCATTTGGTCCTCGCTATTTTGCCGCGATCCGCTGAGATTGGTAACCTTTGCCCAGCAAGTGTATGACAATCCAGGCGCTGAATAAAAACCGCCGTAACCATCGCCAAATAGATTGGAATTGTAAAACGAAATGCGCTCACGCAAATCGCCCGCTTTAAGTTCCTTATTCGTCCTCACGCGCCAAACCAGTTATAAGTCTTATAAGGCATTAAGATTGCCTTAACTCCCAAAGGCGATGGAATAGCCTGTAAGTCGCTAAAATCTTCGCGTCTTTCATACAAGGTATTAACCATCATTTTAACGGCAAGCTTTATATCCTCGGGAACGGTTGTAAATCCAGCCGTATAAACCATTTTAAACTTATAAGATTGGGCGCCTCCTATAATGTTAATCTTTGGAAACAATCCAACGTTTAACTGGTAATTTAAAGCCGTCTCAGCATTGTTTTGATCTAGCGTTACAACCTTAGTAACATCCCCAGCAGCAACCAAGGGACCATAAGGGATTTGCCATTGGTATGGAAATCCAAAGGATTCAATTGTAACGGTTTTGCGGATAATTGCCTTGCCCATGTAGGACTCGCAATGTAAACGCGCGACTTTTATAAGGCTAGTAATTAAGGTGTCTTCTGTACTTCCGTCGATTCTAGCGTATTCTTTTGCCTCTGCCAATGTAATTGGCTCGGTAACTGGCGCCACGTCTGCAAACTGAATTGAATACCCAGTAAAACTGCCATTCGTTGGACTATATAGTAAATCACTCATTGTATTGTTTTTTTGCTTTGTCAACGATAAAATTAAAGAATCTTTCTAGTTCTTGGTCCTGGTATTTAAGGCGCTCCTCTGCAAGGTTACGCATTATGTTTTGGTGGAAATCGTATAAAATTTCGTCGCTCATTAACTCCTCAATCTTTGCAGCCATTCCGTCTATATCGTCACGATCAAAGTAAAGACCAGCAGCGCCAAGACATTCCTTTAGGCCGTCTGTCGGCGTGCAAATAACTGGCAGTCGATTAATTGCCGCCTCTAACCCAACGCGCCCGTACGACTCATAAAATGAGGGAACAAGTACAATGTTTGTTTTGCCGTAGATTAAATGGACGTCAGGAGTTTGCGCCACATACTTTAAATTTTTTAACGTGTCGTCCATGATTTGCTCGCCGTAGCTTCCAAGCACGCCAAGAAATTTGCGCTTTGGTAATCGCTTGGCCAGCTCAATTAAAATCTGTCCGCCTTTGTTCTCGTTGCAATTTATAAGGGTAATGTATTGCCCATGCTTGCGGTTGTACTTTACATCTTCGGGAAAAATTGGCGGCTTGCAAACAATTGACGCATTTGGGTAAGGCCCGTTTTGTACGTTCTTTTCGTTTGCCTTATTGTTATAAACAACGTGAATATTTTGTTGTTTAAAACGTACGTTTCTATAATCGGAATCGTTGTGGCTTAAAAAAATCAATTGCTTTTTAAATTGCCTTGCCCAATTAATTGCAACGCCTGTATTGTCTAAATGCGTAAATATTACGCTTGCATTTTGTAAGGCTAGAAAAAAATCGTTTGAATAATAGCCAGTAATAAACTTTATGAATGCAAACTTTTCGCCGTCGGGATAAATTTGGCCCTCGGGTAAAATGACTTCAATACTGCATCCTTTTTCATGGAAATATTTTGCGTAATGTTGGACCGTCCACTCGGCACCTGAGTTATGCGTGCCCGCCCAGGCGTGTACAAAAAAAACGATATTCATGTTTTTTAGTTTTGATTTCGTTTAAAGGTATTGATTTATAGATAAATAAAAAAAGGCCGCCAATATTTGGCGACCCTTTTCTAAACAAACACCTATTTTACTTATACCGCGGAACCGTTAGCCAAAGCGGCTGCAAATGTTCCGTAAACGATAGATTGAGTAGTGTAAACTGCCAAAGCAATTCTCTCCTCAACGCGTACGGTTACAAAGTTCTTGGTTACGTTGTCTGCGTCTTGCTCGAAGAATTCCAAAGTTACGCCCTGACGAACGAACAACTGGGAACCAAGTGCAAAGTCACCAACAAAGAAATCGCCAGCAACAACGCCATTAATTGCGTAAACTGGAACGCCCATAATAAACATTTGACCAGCTGACATTGTAACGTAAGAAGGCAAAATGTAAGCTCCAGCGGTTTCCTTAGTAGATACTAGGCTAAGGTAGTCGGATGGGTTAATCATGATTGCATTTGGCGCGTATTCGTTCTTAGTAGTTTGAACTACCGCAGCAGCCAAAACGTCGAATCTGTTGATTAGAGTACCAAATTTAACAGTAGTCCAAGCTGATCCGTCAGTTGCAAAACCATTCAAGTTCTGACCGCTTCCGCTTCCGTACAAAAGTTGAGTATCTTCTACGTTCAACAATTTGCTAGGCGCACGGCTAGAAAGGTAAGCAATCAAGCCAGGAGTGTCGTCCAACATCTCTTTTGTCAATCTCATGAAAGTTGGGATTGTTCTGATAGAACGATCTACCGCAGTCAAATCGAAATCAGATTGAGGTTTAGAAGAACCCTGTGCGGTTGGAGCCGCAGCGTTGTCGTATGCAGACTCGCGCACGAAACGGATAAGGTTAGAGCTAGTCTGTCCAACTGGCAACAATTGACGAACGTTTACTTTTCTGTTTGGAGTAAACTTTAGATCAGGAACGCGGTCCGCTGGGATAACTTCACCAGTATAAGCGTTTCCAACTGTCATGTCAGCGCCTTTCAATTCAAGGTCCAACTTTACTTTGTTAGCGTTTCCGCTTTTGTAGTTTCCGAATGCGTCAGAGTTAAAAGCTTTCTCTAGTTCGCTAGAAAAAGAATAATTTTTGGCAGACTTAGAAAAGCTTGCCTGGGTGCGTGCATCTACGCCGTCAAGTTGAGCCTGGAGGGCGTCAGCTTTTTCGTTTAACTTAGCAGTCTCGGCAGAAAGGTTTTTTCTGAACTCTTCGCCCGCTTCTTTCATAGCCTTTACGTCGGAAATCAACGCCTCGTTGCCTTCCAATTTCGCAAGTACTGAATCCAATTGTGATTTAATTGCGTCCATTTTGTTTTAGATAAATTTTTTGAGTTTAGGTATATATTCGAACTCTAAAGCCATTGACAAAGTCGGGTCTTGTACGGTGGTGAATTGACTTGCGTCGGATTCTACGGCCAAAACTGATTTAGTGTTCAATGCCTTTAAATGTTCTTGAATTTGCTTTAATCCAATTTCAAGTTGAATCATTGATTCGTCGGTAAGGTTGCCGTTTCTAAGAATGCTACAAAACTTGGCAATCATATCCTCGGTCTTTGGCTTATCCCAGCTTTTCATTGATTCAATCGGCGTATTTGCGTTGGCTCCCCAGGTAACGGTTGAACCTTCCCAAAGTTTTATTTCTCTGATTTCTCGGTAACCAGCTTTATTGTCGCTCTTTACAATTTCAAACCCTACGGAATGCTCGTTAAAAACGCCCTCTTTGTAAAGCTTTATAACGTCTTTCCCGTAACTGGTTTCGGTAATTTTAGAGGTAAAGCGCAAGCCTTTGGCGTCCTCCATTAATTCCATAGGTTTTGCCAATGGCATTAAAGGATTGTGTTGGAGCAAGTGCATGATTCGATTGCGGCCTTGCGGTCCGTTCTCTGCAACTGTCTTTTTGTAAGAGCCTGAAACAATTACGTCGCCGTCAGAATCAATATTGTTAAACGCGGAAAAATATCCCGTAACGATTCCTTTAACGTCGTCGACGTCCTCAATTATTCCCTCGCTTAAATTCTTGTAAATCATTGCGTCTTTTTTTGTAAAAATAAAAAGGTTGAAAAAAAATGCAAACCAATAAATTATTGGTTAATGAAATGCATTGCTTTTGCCTCGCTATCCTCAAAGATACTTGTATAATTTTTATAACCTCCCTCAATGTCGCTTTCGCTTGGTCGCTGATAAGACAAAAAAGGCACGCAAATATAAGAGTTGCCTTTAGGGTGGACTTTTGTCCTGAAATATTCGTCAATTGGAATGTCCAAATCCAATTGGGCCATTTCCTTTGCAAAACGATAGGAGTACAAAATTCCGTGAGTTGTCCACGATCCATAAGTGCGCACCAATCCCTTGGTCACTCGGTCAAGTCTTGAATCTTTTATATTGGCTCCCAACATTAACATATCCCAGTCAGCTGGCAAGTCATTTATTGCGTCCTGTAAATTAGTTGCCCAACCTCGATACGTTGCATCGTCTTCAAAAATCAAAACGTCGCCCTCGCATTCTTGGAAAATCTTTTTAAAAGTTTGCCACAATCCAAGCCAACCCCATTGGTGTTTAATTGCGCTTACCCTTTCCAAATTAAAATGCGGCGCCAACTCTTGCATTGAGGCACGCCATTTGTCTTTGCGTTGATCTAAGTTGATAACGTAAGCAATCATTCAAAGCTATTTATTTGCTCCAAATCGCTTTCAACCATTTGCTCAAATACAATTTTATTTTTTTGCCCTTTTAATGGCTTTAAATGTTGATTTTGACCACTCCTAATTTCAGCTGGTAAAGCACCTGGAAAAGCCAAACAACCTCCTTTAAACCTCCTAAAGTTTTTACACCTAAAACAAATTAAGTCTACTGCTTCCATTTTTTATTTCTTAAAATACTTGTCAATTAATTGACCTATCTCCTTTGCGTATTTACTTGGATTTGATGACAATTGATACTCTGTAAAGCCTTCTGCCATAAACTCATCTATGTCAGTGTCTGCATAAGTGCCTAAATATACATCATCTAGCTCTTTATAATTTTTCCCTAAAACTAAATTTTTTACTTCTTTTCTATATCTTCTACGGATTTTACCCATCTCATCCCAAAATGATTGGATTTGAGGATATTTAAACATTGCAAAATCATCTTTCATTGAAATAACGTGGCTGAATTCGTGCGTTAATGTTGAAATTTCTGCGTTTGCCATATCAACCTTTGATTTTCTTGCATACCTTGGATAACCTTTAGATAAATCTACTCTTGGCAAAATTCTTTCCTCAAAAGAAGCTTTATGCCCAAAGTTTATTTTAGTGATTCTATTAGAATAAGCCTCAACCAATCCATAAGTTGTGTCAGTAGACTCAAAGCTTAAAGTTATTTGGCTTTTATTGTCTAAGTGAGGCGAAAGATTGTAATTTTTTGTTAATTTATTTATTTGTTGATTATATCGATTTAACTTGTCCAAAGTCATTTCATCGCTAAAAATCGTTTTATTAACTACTAAAGGCGTATTTTCATTTACTAACTTAGTCGATAATTTTTTAGCATCCTCTAAATTATTTGATATTAAATTATCGGATGGTTGTACAACGGCAATTTGCCTTTCTCCATTATTCACATTATAAGCTCCTGATTGCGAACCTAATTTTCGCATAGGTAAGCCGTCAGCGTCTCGCATAATCCTAAATACAACTTTGCAGCGGCAATTACATATTTGGTCCGCGCCAGCACCCTGGGAGCCGTCCCCTGGTTGTCTCATTTGGTTACCTCCGACAATAAAATTTTGGTCGAACGGAATCCAAGGCTTTGGCCTCATTTCTGCATGATCAGGACGCGTGCGCGTGTCGGTAGCTGGAATCCATTTCTTTTCATACATAAAATCGGAGGTTGCTGC